CCCGTGTATTTCTCAACAACTTGTCGAGCAACAGTGATCATTGCAGTAATCAAGTCGTCCTCAGCACTGTGAGTTACCCGCATGTGTGCCTTGGCATCAGTGAGAGTAAGTGGCTCACTGGCTGGAGGGGTTACTACACTGACTGACCACTGACTGTCATACATTATTTTTTACCTGGTGTGAACTTTGCTGGTGCTTTTTTAGGTGCAGGTTTAGCCTTTGGTTCTTCGACCTTGGTGGCAACCTCAACCTTTGGTTCTTCGACCTTGGTGGCAACCTCAACCTTTGGTTCTTCACCGACGATCACACATGCTTGCGCACTCTCGTAGGCTTTGGCCAGCTCATCAGATACGGTGTATTCTCGCTTTTCAAGAAAAGAGCCATGAGGTCCACAGGCTGTTTTCAACATTTTGATCTTTTTCATAATCCACCTAGTTCATAAAAAGAGGGCGGCGAGGAGAGTGCCGCCCGAAGTGCGAGGTGATGTTATTTCTTAGGCTGTACCTTCAGCCGGTGATACGTGCAATTCGCCAGTTACACCAGAACCGTGAGTTACAGGCAGTTCACGAGGACAGGTTTGAAAGGCAAGTATTGCGTCAACTGTGGAGTTTTGAGTTGCACGAGATACTACGCAACGAACATAACGCTCACGTGGACGAACAACTTCCACGAATGTCACACCGTTGTCAGCATCGTCAGCAACAGTAACGCTTGTATCGGTCAAATCTGCGAAAGCATCAGAGCTGCCATCATCGCTGGAACTTTGAACTTTAACTGAAGTTACAGCGCCTGCAACAATGGTTCCGAAAGCTACAGCAAATGTAACTGATTCAAAGCCTTGCATGTCAACAGAGCTTGAGTTAATAGTGGTAACACCAGCGGCAACCGCGTTTGACACTCGGCTGATCTTGGCATCTTTAGTCAAATTTTGCATTGTCTTTACCCTTTAGGTTACTCCCGAGTCGCCTCGGGAGTTGTCAAAATTAAGCCAGAGTGACCCGAGCGAAAGCTTCTTCCAACACGGGCATACCATCACAAGACTTACGACCGATGAAACCAGTTTGGTTAGTTTCGGCATACAGCTCTTCCAACCGCTTGATCATCAGGTCATGAGCGTCAGCGATCCAGTAGTGACTGAAGTCACCGAATATGCCAACGTACAGGCCAGTGGTGAATGTGTTAGGGACATACTCACTCACGTTCAGAGGACGACCCAACAACTTGTCGAAGTCGTCAGCACGAACAGCTTGTTGCCAGATGTACTGACCATCGTTGTCTTTGATTTTGCTCAACAACTTGACAGTGTCACGATGGAATAGCCATTGACCGTTTTGAGCATATCCAGTTTTTACACTGTAGTATGCATTTTTCAAACCGTCAAAAGTGATTGCGGTTGCAGTGTTGTCAGCGCTGATATCACGTGCAGTTGAGATACCTTGACTTGAAGCAGTGAAGATGCCTAAAGGTTGCTGAGAGCCGTTACCGGTCAAGAAACCTTTTTCTTCAGTGATACCGAACTTGTAACCCAATCGCTGTAAAACCATTGCTTCAGGATTCATCATGCCGATGCGCAGCAATTCGTTACTGATCTTGATACGCTTGGCAAAGGGATGTGGAGTCAGCTTACGCTTACCAAAACGCATTGCGTCATCTTCGCTACCTGTGGCCAGTTCAGTGGTCCAATCAGCGTCATCGGGGTCTGCATCCAGAGAAGGAGCACCGATAGACTGAGCAACACCAACAGGGATTACGGTGGCCAGCCTGCGCATGAAAGTTTGGTCATCGATAATTTTGATCAATCGAGAAAGAAAGTTTTCAGGCATTACCAAGTAACCGCCTTCCACATTGCTACCAACTTGCAAGTTACGGAACTCTTCAGCAGCTTTGTTGTCACGAACTTCACCGGTGGCGATCCAAGAGCGGGCAGCTTCTTCAATCAACTGCTCAGCAGTACGCTTCTCATCAACCTGATTGGTTTCTTCAACAATCTCAGCAGCGAATTGTGCAGCGGCACGTTCTTCACCCAACTGCTTTTCAGCACGTTCAATGCTCTTTGCAACATTATCAACGTCAACAAAGATTTGATCGTACTTTGAATTTTCTTCGGAGCTTAGCGCTCGTTTTTCAGCTTCAGCAGTATTGATGATCTTGCGACCTTCTTCAATCAAGGCAGCTCGCTTTTGCTTCAGCTCATTGATGTACTTAACAATCATGTCAGACTCCAAATTTAATTTACTTAGTTACGTAGTCTTGGAGTCATCCGACCCCGCAGACTTTATATTAATTGCCTAATTCCAGTAAGTCAATTTTACGCTTGCGTAATTCCAAATCATAGTCTACCGACACTTCAGGCTGCTTTGAATTTCGCCATTCTTCCAGGCTTCTTGCTGCTACTGTAGCATCTGGATAGGCCGGATATGCGACCGGGGCCACATCAATCAGTCTACCAACTTTCTTAATTGTTCGGATCACACCTTCATCATTCTCTTGCCAGTCATCTTCCAAGACCGTGAACTTGAAGCTCGACTCTTGGATATCCCCGCGCTTAACCGACTCCCACAGATCACGACCCATTGTGGAGTTTGGTAGATCAACCTCATACCAAAGACCTTCAGCGTCTACCCCAATGCGCAGAGTACCAGCCTTAGCTCGACCTAAGATAAAGTTGGCATCATGGTTGTAGGCTGCGCGAACATCGTTATCCAGTACGTCATTAAAAGCGCCAGCTTCGATCTGCTCACGGAAGCCGCCCAGGTTGCTGGACAGTTTTCCGAATACTGCGGCGTGACCACGAATAATCATCTTCCCGTCATCACTGTCAGCCGCTCTCACTTCCCCATCAAATGACCGTTTCTCAAATTCACTCATTGTTCTCTACCCACTCAATAAACTGATTCACGTCAGAGTCAACTCTGGACTCGTCCCACTTTCCGTCTAACTTTTCAAATTCTTTAAGCTTTTCAACATAGTATTCTGATGCGAACTTTGCCACGTCAGCACCGTACACACTTGCTACCGGGGTAAGGTGTCGTTCAATGAACTCTAAGTGCTTCTCGTAGAACCGCACCATATCTTTACCGCGCTCAATCGCATTATTCTCAGCATTTACAATACGTTCGAACGCTGATCTTATGACCGGCTTCAGGTCTCTCTGAGGTTCCGGTTCAATTGGTTCAGTGGTCATCATGTTATCAACTTTATCCAAAGGGACAGTGTTCACAGGGACAAAGCGGCGGTCACCACCGTCAATTGGGTTAAGCCCCTCGACGCCACGCACCTCATCGATGCTGTACGCTCCCATATTCCACATGATACGGCTGTGTTCTGCTCGCGCCTTGGAGTCCCCGCGCAACAGCTCAGTAACATTTATGTTATTGTAAAGCTTCTTACGCTCAAGCGACGAGAACAATGCCCGGTCATGGGCCATCTCAAAGCGTCGAATACGAGGCAACAAGGTATCAGTAACGAAATCAATTGCTTGCTGCTCAGTCGTGTTAAACTTTACGTTCTCCATCAGCTGTAGCTTGTATGCCGGGATGCGTAACATCCTGGCCACTTCCTCAACCTGGAACTTGCGGGTTTGTAGCAATTGACTCTGCTCAGCGTTCAAGCTTACTGGCTTCCACTTTAGACCGTGTTCAAGTATTGCAGGATTGTGGGATCTGCCGATACCAGAGTTACGCGCAATCCATTCTTGCATTCGCTGATATACTTCATCGGCCATCTTGTGGTCTGTTTCCAGAACACCGCTCAGGGTTGCACCATTACCGAAAAATGTGGCAGCGTATCGTTCAGATGCTTTACTTATTCCCAGTGTCTCAGCGTGCGCCATAATTGGATCAATACACTTTACACCGTCTTTAGTGGGTCCACGTAAGTCCACAACTTCATCTGCCAACAGTATCCGACGCTGACCATTCTTTGGTGTATGCTCAAATGCTACTGTACCGTCAGGTGCTCGGAATGGTGTCAGCTCGTCGACGTCCAGCGGCAATAGGTCAGTGATGCGACCGTTTGGGCCGTATACGATCTCAGCTACCGCACGTCCACGGTACTCCAGGGACTGGAGCATGTATTCAATGTACTCAAAAGTATTTTGGTATCGGTTGGGTTGGAAGTTGAGTAGACCGAAGCGATAGTCATTAATGGCTTCAAATTTACTTGGCCCTTCTCGACGCATTACACGCCAAGGCAGCATTGCCATTGTTTCAGAGATGATGCGTACACCTGAATTGAAGGCGTTTATTGTGAGTGCAGTATCCTCAGTGATCGACTCCCCACTGCTCGTATTACGGAACAACCCACCGAAGACCTTACG